ATGCAAACCGTTATTTTTGGTCGTCCGGGTTGCCATTACTGTGTGCGTGCAAAAGATCTGGCTGAGAAATTGAGCAATGAACGCGATGATTTTCAGTATCAGTATGTAGATATTCGTGCGGAAGGGATCACTAAAGAAGATCTACAACAAAAGGCAGGTAAACCCGTAGAAACCGTGCCGCAGATTTTTGTCGATCAGCAACATATCGGCGGCTATACCGATTTTGCTGCATGGGTGAAAGAAAATCTGGACGCCTGATCGTCTGACAAGCCCTCGCGTTGAGGGCTTTACTGATTTTTTCTGTGCTGTGGTTTAAACAAACTACTGATAAATAAGAAACACAGTGCCCCCAGCGCACACCAGAACACCGCGCTTAGTAACCATGCCAGCTCTTGCCAGAATGAGCGCGTCGGTGAAAAAAACAGCCGCATAATGAGCATCGAACAGGGTGCCGCCAGCATTGCGCCAAACAGAGGTTTCAGGACTTCTCTACGCTGTGAAAAGAAGCTGGCGACTGCTCCAGGAAGAATGAAAAATAGCAAGCCGATTTCAGGATGCCCGGCAGCCCGAAAAGCGCCTTTCATGTGCGTCGCCAGAAAAAGGCACACCACAATGAAGAGGACAAAACAGCAGATTGCCCCCGCCCAACGTTGTTTATGTTTCACTCGTTCCTCCTGACACTGCGTCTATCGAACACATTTTTCGCCAGTGTGGCGTTCAGTAAGATAAAGCCGCTTCGCATTCCATGCTAATATAGGCCAACGCAATTCATATAGCCGTTGATACCTAATGTGATTACACTAGTAAAATATATTGTTACTTTACTATCGTTTAGGTGCGCTGAATGAATCTGCGCCCTGAATTCTGGTAAAAAACATTATCGTAAATTACCATTTCTTTCAACAGCTTACTAGTAAACAAGAAGTTAGCCTCCGTGAATATAAACGTCGCCGAATTGTTAAATGGGAATTACATTCTGTTATTATTTGTGGTCCTCGCGCTTGGGCTATGTCTCGGAAAGTTACGACTTGGTTCGATCCAACTGGGTAATTCCATTGGCGTTTTAGTCGTATCGCTGTTATTAGGCCAACAACATTTCAGCATTAACACCGATGCGCTTAATCTTGGCTTTATGCTGTTTATTTTCTGCGTCGGGGTCGAAGCCGGACCGAACTTTTTTTCCATTTTTTTTCGCGATGGGAAAAATTACCTAATGTTAGCACTGGTGATGGTTGGCAGTGCGCTGGTGATCGCCTTAGGGTTAGGTAAGCTGTTTGGCTGGGATATTGGCCTGACGGCCGGTATGTTAGCAGGCTCTATGACGTCGACACCGGTTCTGGTCGGTGCTGGCGATACACTGCGTCATTCCGGCATGGAAAGCAGGCAGCTCTCACTGGCACTGGATAATCTGAGCCTCGGGTATGCCTTAACCTATTTAATCGGTCTGGTGAGTTTGATTGTTGGTGCGCGTTACTTGCCGAAATTGCAGCATCAGGACTTACAGACCAGCGCCCAGCAAATCGCCCGCGAACGTGGCCTGGACACTGATGCCAACCGTAAGGTTTATTTACCGGTGATCCGCGCCTATCGCGTCGGCCCGGAACTGGTGGCCTGGACCGACGGCAAAAATCTGCGTGAACTGGGTATTTATCGACAAACCGGCTGCTACATTGAACGTATTCGACGTAACGGGATTCTGGCAAATCCAGACGGTGATGCCGTGCTACAAATGGGCGATGAAATAGCGTTGGTAGGCTATCCCGACGCCCATGCCCGACTCGATCCCAGCTTCCGTAACGGTAAAGAAGTTTTCGATCGTGACCTTCTCGACATGCGTATCGTCACTGAAGAAGTGGTCGTTAAAAACCATAACGCTGTAGGTAAACGTCTCGCACAACTGAAGTTGACCGATCACGGTTGCTTCCTTAACCGCGTCATTCGTAGCCAGATTGAGATGCCGATAGATGACAACGTCGTGCTTAACAAAGGTGACGTTTTACAAGTCAGCGGTGATGCCCGTCGCGTAAAAACCATCGCCGATCGCATCGGCTTTATCTCGATTCACAGCCAGGTCACTGACCTGCTGGCATTTTGCGCCTTCTTTGTTATTGGGCTGATGATCGGGATGATCACCTTCCAGTTCAGCACATTCAGTTTCGGCATGGGGAACGCTGCCGGGTTGTTATTCGCCGGAATTATGCTGGGCTTTATGCGTGCTAACCACCCGACCTTCGGTTACATTCCGCAAGGTGCATTAAGCATGGTGAAAGAGTTCGGCTTGATGGTGTTTATGGCAGGCGTTGGTCTGAGCGCCGGTAGCGGTATTAATAACGGCCTGGGCGCGATTGGCGGTCAGATGTTGATTGCCGGATTAATTGTCAGTCTTGTGCCCGTGGTTATCTGTTTCTTGTTCGGTGCTTATGTATTGCGAATGAACCGCGCACTGTTGTTCGGCGCAATGATGGGCGCACGCACCTGCGCGCCGGCAATGGAGATCATCAGTGATACAGCTCGCAGTAACATCCCTGCGCTGGGCTACGCGGGCACCTACGCAATCGCCAACGTCCTGCTGACGCTGGCAGGGACAATCATCGTCATGGTATGGCCAGGATTAGGATAAAACTGAAGTTGCCCTGAAAATGAAATTTTTTTGCACAACCGCAGAACTTTTCCGCAGGGCATCAGTCTTAATTAGTGCCACTGCTTTTCTTTGATGTCCCCATTTTGTGGAGCCCATCAACCCCGCCATTTCGGTTCAAGGTTGATGGGTTTTTTGTTGCCTGAAATTTATGCTATTTAAAATCATGATGTTAGAAGCACTGTTTTTTAACGATGGCGACAAAATGGCGGCAGCGTCAAAGAGAGAGCTCCACCTGTCCTGATTTCATTGGATGCGGCTGAACCGGATTTGACTCTTTTGGCGTTGCAATCGAACGAACAAAAGTTTCATGGGTAACAAAAGTATGGCTGCAGTTAATGTTCTGGCACTGGTTGTAACGTTCTTTGGTCAATGAAGATACCTGAAAACTGCTGCGAGTATGGGCGGCACTTCCACACAGTGGGCAAATCATCATTTTTCGAGTTCTCCCCATTTTTGCTAAATTCACAATAATGATACCGCATTATTCCATTTTGCAAACTTAAAAGTTCTCCATTGCGAAGAATCATTCCATTTCGAAATCATCAATCCTCACTTCAAGCTCCAGACTGGTCGTAAAACCATTATCCGGGCTGACGGTATGAGTCAGAGTCGTAATGGTCCATTCCGCATCATCTATCGGTTGTTTAAAGCCACTAACTTTCACTGGCATTTCCGTGTAAAGATCTGCCCGCCCTTCCGCCAGTTGTAGCGAGAATGACGCAACGCCGCGTTGCAGGCGTTCCCACTGCATTTTCGCTGCCCGTTCAGCGTTGCTCCGGTTGGCATAAGTGCGATTAAGTACCAGCACGTTTTCATCCGTACCCACCAGGTAATCGCCCTGCTTCGCTTCCGGCTCTTTCTTCTGCTTCTTAGTTCTGCGCTTACGCTTCACCGTGGTGCTTTCTTTCTTCGCAGGTTCGCGGGTATGCAACCAGCTGGCAATTACGCCCGTGTAAACGCCCAATCTGTGCCCACTGTTCGGTGGTCAACTTAGGACGGCGTCCACCTACTCTGCCTTTGGCACGAGCTGCAGCCAGCCCTGCCCTGGTACGTTCAACTATCAGTTCGCGTTCCATTTCAGCCAGGGCACCCATGACATGAAAAAAGAAACGGCCCATTGGGGTACTGGTATCAATACTGTCAGTCAGGCTTCTGAAATTCACACCACGCTGGCGCAACTCTTCTATCAGCGTAACAAGATGCCGCATACTGCGCCCCAACCTGTCCAGCTTCCAGACAACCAGCGTGTCTCCTGCCGATAGTGTCCTGAGTAGTTTTTTCAGCCCCGGTCTGTCGGACTTAGTGCCACTGATTTTGTCCTCAAAAATCTGCTCACATCCCGCGCAATTCAGTGCATTACGTTGCAAATCGGTGTTCTGGTCATTTGTTGACACGCGTACATAGCCAATAAGCATGATCATCCCCCTGAATAAAAACCGGAGATGATGCCAGTTAGCTGTTACCTCTGCATTTTCTTAAACGTTGGTTTGGGAGAAGCCAGATATCAGCGTTGAATCTTCAGTCAGATCGGTAAGCAGCCAGATTTCTGGTGCGGTTAATAAATGAGGTTGAGCTGGGTTCAGCTTGTTCCGCAGAATCTGCACATTCATGCCAGCACGTTCTGCCAGTTGCACCAGGTTGTGGCGCAATGCGAATGCACGACAGGCTTCATCAAAATGTGGATGTTTGGAAACTTGGTAATCAAACATGGTCAATGCCTCTGATGTATTTCAGAATCGAACTAATTAAGGTTTAGATTGCATTCTGAAAGCGCATCAACGGTCATGGCTGCTATGTTGATCATCACTTTTTCGCGTTTTTTATCTTTCCGCAGACGGTGACGGATAAGACGTCCATCAGCCAACATGTCATTGATAGTATCGATGGATAGCCCTGTCAGCTCGCTATAACGTTCAATAGTCACATGAGGCGTGGTAAGAGTGATTGAAATGTTATGTTTCATGATGCAACATTCCTCGTTTAATGTTGATTAATCAGGACGAATACGGATCGTTTGTATTTTGTGAACATCATAAACATACGATCGCATAATGAAATCGTCAAGACAAAAGTTCACTTGGAGTGACCATGAATTTGGAGAAAGGCGGACGAGGCGCTATAGAGCGCATGGTAGAAGCATATGGCTTCAAGACTCGACAGGCGTTGTGCGATCACTTAGGAATCTCTAAAAGTACTCTCGCCACACGCTATATGCGTGACTCATTCCCTGCTGAATGGGTAATCCAGTGCGCACTTGAAACGGGCGCCTCGCTTAACTGGCTCACGACCGGACATGGTTCAAAGCAAACTTCAGGTAATACAAATACTATGGAAGTCGTTAAATATGTATTATCTGATGGAACCTTGCAGGAAGATGGTTTTTATATTTTCGATAAAGAATTTCTACCATCTACGCTCAAAAATCCGTTTGTAATCACCGATAACAATTCCGTTTTTATTTGCGATAAAGAGTTTAACGATATTCGTGACGGCAAATGGGTAATAAGTATTGATGCCGAAGTAACAATCCGCGATATCACTCGTTTACCTGGTGGAAGAATCTTAGTTGAAGGTGGAAATAGGGCTTTCGAATGTAAAAAAGAAGAAATCGAAATTATTGGAAAAATTATAACCATAACAGTTAAGTACTTTGAGTAATATAGGAATGTTTTTATGCTTGGTAAAGCATTTGTTGTGGTGTAAAAAATATGTCAACTCAAAAATTAAAATTTAGCCATATCAAAAACGATCTGAAAGCAATAGTCATGCAGAATCGTGGAGGGCAAAAAGTTATTGAGCGTATACTCCTAGCCTATGGCTTCAAGTCACGACAGGCATTATGTAATCATCTAGGTATTTCCCAAAGTACTATGGCCAACAGATATGCACGTAATACCTTTCCTGCAGATTGGGTTGTTATATGTTCCATAGAAACAGGAGCATCAATTGAATGGTTAGTTCTTGGTTCAGATACTGCTCCTTCATCAGAGCAATATTCTGAAAAACATGCCGTTAATGGCCTTTGCAATGAAGTATACATTCCCACTATAAAGTTCGATAATGAAAAACTCATGAATTTTAACCGAGGAGGTAAGGCAACAATAGAACGAATTGTCGAGGCTTACGGTTACAAAACGCGCCAAGCATTAGCTGATCACCTAGGTATTTCAAAAAGCACATTAGCCACACGATACATGCGTGACATTTTTCCTGCAGACTGGGTTTTGCAGTGTGCAATAGAAACGGGCCATTCTATTGAATGGATTTCATTTGGTACAGGAGAAATGAAAAACGCAAAAAATAAAGATACTTTAACATTAGTGAAAAAAGTATTAATCAATGGCAAGTTAATAAATGATGGCTCATATTTATTTGACCCATGTTTTCTACCTTCCAATTTAAAAAATGCATTCGTAGTATCTACCGAAGGCTCTGAATTAATATGTGAAATGGGTTTTAAAGATGTACATGATGGTAAGTGGCTAGTAAATATTGATGGAGAGAATTCATTTAGAATGATAACTCGACTACCTAAAGGACGAGTTTATATTTCATCCAAAAATCACTCTTTTGAATGTTCGCTTACAGACATTGAGTTTATTGCAAAAGTTATTATAAGTTGTTTACATTAAGTAAATTTTTCATGGAGACTTCATAGTGAAATGTGGTGATTGTAATTGGAACTGGGATGAAGAAACTACCTTTATATTAGACGACGAAGAGGAAATTCTCTCCAAAGACAAACTTAATCGGAGACACTATGCAGAATATCTATATTTTTATCTTAAGGAAAAGGGGCAAAAGAACAATACGGTAATCAACCTTAATGCAGAATGGGGAGCTGGTAAAAGTTTTTTCATAAAGAGATTTTATAACTCAATAAAAGATGCACACCCATGCGTTTACATTGATGCCTGGAAGCAAGACTTTTCTGATGATGCATTTTTAACCCTTTTTTCTTCTTTGTCACAACAATTGCAAACATATGCAGGAAAACTTGATGCTCGATTGATACAAAGCGGCCATGCTATCGGACGCTTTACAAAAGGTGTTCTACCTGAAATCATATCTGGCCTAATCAAGACTTATGCAGGAGTAGATAACGTAGGTGATATAGCCAAAGAAGCCTCATTAATAATGCTGAAGGAACACCAGGAAAAACTGAAGAGCATTAAGGTATTAAAAAAAGAACTTACGTTATGGTCTAGGTTGGCATATGAAAATAGTTTTTCATGTCCTATATTTATCTTTATAGATGAATTAGACAGATGCAGGCCAGATTATGCAATTTCTCTTTTAGAGATTGTTAAACATATATTCGATATTAAAAATTTTGTCTTTATTATTGCTACTGACACAGATCAATTACAACATTCAATCAAGAATGTTTACGGTAATGATTTTTCCGCAAATGACTATTTAGGCCGTTTTTTTCATAGAAGATTTACTTTAAAACAACCTGAACTTAAAGATTTAATTAATGGTGTTGTTGGTGATTATATTGGTACCGAGTTTGAAAATATCACATCAAAAACATACCCACTAACCGCAACATTAGAAGACTTTTCAATAAATATTTCCAACGTATTTGAAGCATTTGGGTTAAATCTAAGAGACTCAATCCGAAATACTGAAAGGTTAATAGACATTCTTAAATCTGATTTAGTCAAAAAGAAAGTAGATTATATTTTTATAATTTCGCTAATGATTATATATGATAAGGATCGTCAAATTATAGATGGACTAATTGGTCGAAGAAATGCAGCACAACGTTTCACTGATTCGATAAAGCAAAGCTCCAATTTAAAAGGTGTTTCTCAAGCCATCCTTGAATTAAATCTTGATACAAATCAGCAAAGAATAGGTGTCAATTATATCTATACAACGGCGAACAGTAGATTATTCATCTCACAGATCGAACCCAAAATAAGTTTAACATTAATAAATTACTTAGATGTTGCATTGTATTTTATCAATAATATAAACATACTTAAATCAAGTATAAAAAACAATGGGCAAAATTCACTAATGATTAAATCTAAACAAGGCCCTATTGATGGTGATACAGCTATAAAGTATTTGCAAGGAGCCCTTATAGAGAATGGACTGAATACATCTTTTTATGCCTTACATAATTACATTGAATTAATTGAACTGGCCACATCATTTGATTAAAAGCATTGTTTGAATAAACTAAACCATACATTGACCACTGGTCAAACATACAGTTAAATTTAGCCCTCTGATATGAGGGCTTTATTATGGCAGTACGAAAACTCACCACAGGAAAATGGCTTTGCGAATGTTACCCCGCCGGACGTAGTGGGCGTCGGGTGCGTAAACAATTCGCCACCAAAGGCGAAGCTCTGGCTTTTGAGCGCCACACGATGGAAGAAACCGAAGCAAAGCCCTGGCTGGGTGAATCAGTGGATCGTCGAACACTGAAAGACGTGGTTGAGCTATGGTTCAAACTACATGGTAAATCTCTGACAGCTGGGCAGCATGTCTATGACAAATTGCTGTTGATGGTTGACGCTCTGGGCAATCCTCTTGCAACCGATCTCACCTCTAAAATGTTTGCCCACTATCGAGATAAACGCCTGACAGGCGAGATCTACTTCAGCGAGAAATGGAAGAAAGGAGCAAGCCCGGTCACCATTAACCTGGAGCAAAGCTATCTAAGTAGTGTTTTTAGCGAACTATCCCGTCTGGGCGAATGGTCGTATCCGAACCCACTGGAGAACATGCGAAAATTCACCATCGCAGAAAAAGAGATGGCATGGCTTACCCATGAGCAGATTGTTGAATTGCTGGCTGATTGCAAACGTCAGGACCCAATTCTGGCACTGGTAGTTAAGATATGCTTAAGCACAGGCGCACGCTGGCGTGAAGCCGTAAATCTTACCCGCTCACAGGTGACCAAATACCGAATTACCTTTGTCAGAACGAAGGGGAAGAAAAACAGAAGCATCCCTATAAGTAAAGAGCTTTACGAAGAGATCATGGCGCTTGATGGGTTCAATTTCTTTACAGACTGCTATTTTCAATTTTTATCCGTGATGGAAAAAACGTCTATCGTGCTCCCTCGCGGTCAACTCACACACGTTCTGCGCCATACGTTTGCGGCGCACTTCATGATGTCGGGTGGAAACATTCTGGCCTTACAAAAAATTCTCGGACACCACGATATAAAAATGACTATGCGTTACGCACATCTGGCACCGGATCATCTGGAAACGGCGCTCCGTTTCAATCCTCTGGCAACGCTGCCAAGTGGCGACAAAGTGGCGGCAGCGGTTGGCATTACCCCGTAA